GTGACCGATTTCTTCTTCTGGCTGATCGAGCAGCCACGTCTGGTGGGCCGCGGCTGGCGGTCATGGGCCTCGCGCGCCTGGGACGGGATGACGCATGGGGTACACCGCCGCCAGATCCGAGCCGCCGAAGCGATCGGCGACGCGCAGTTACTCGGCGAGTGGGTCGAGCGCCGGCAGCGCGCCAAGCTGGAGCGCACCAGCTGGCTGATCAGCCTCCCCGCCATGGTCGCCGCCCTCACCGTCATGGCCTTCCGCGGCGGCATCGTCGCCGTGATCGGCCTGGCCGCACTCGGCGTCGTCGTCGAGATGACAGGTCCTGGCCGCGCCGCGGCGCTCATGTCCGGAATCGGCGCCTTCTTCGGCTGGATCGTGTGGGCGGTCGGTGCGCTGGCCTGGGCCCTTGTGCACGTCGGGCCGTTCATTCTCATCTGGGCCGGCCGACGCGAAGGGCTGCGCGTGAGCGAGAGCGGGACGTCGGGCTGGACGGTCGGCGAGGAGCCTGAGACCGAGGGCCGCCAGGTGGTGCCCGACGAGGGCGCCATCATCGTCGCGCTGCAGAACCTCGGCATCTCGCCCCTCAATCGGGCCTTCCGCGCCGGGTGGCGGCCGAGGGTGGTGCTGCCGACCCAGCGTGACGGCAAGGGCTACCGGACGCAGATGCAGCTTCCTCCCGGTGTCACTGTCGAGATGATCAACCTGAAAAAGAAGGTCCTCGCCCACAACCTGGTGCGCTTCCCCGTCGAGGTCTGGCCGACCGAGCCGCGCAACCTACCCGGGGTCCTGGACATGTGGGTGGCTGACCAGGGCAGCCTGACCGGACCCGTCCCGCCTTGGCCGCTTCTGGAGGACGGCGACGCCGACTACTTCAAGGGCGTGCCCGTCTCGGTCGACATCCGCGGCAAGACCATCGTCGGCCGCCTGTCGGAGGCGAACTACGCCATCGCCGGCCAGATGGGGTCCGGCAAGTCCACGCTCGTCATCACCCTCCTCCTCGGCGCCCTGCTGGACCCGCTGGTGGACGCGGACGTGTTCGTGATGGCCGCCAACGCCGACTTCGAGCCGATGCGCCGCCGCCTGCGCACCCTCCAAACCGGCGCCGGTGACGAGGTGGTCGAATCCTGCATGGCCGCCCTGCGCGACGCCTACGCCGACCTCAGCGTGCGCGGACAGGCGCTGCGCGAGCATGACGCCCGCGCGGTGACGCGCGAGCTCGCGATGAAGGACTCCCGGCTACGCCCGCGCATCCTCGTCATCGACGAATGCCAGGCCCTGTTCATGCACGAGGAGTACGGCGAGGAGGCCGAGGACCTGGCGGTCAAGCTGGAGTCCGCGGCCCGCAAGTACGCGGTCTCGCTGGTGTACGCCACCCCCGAACCGTCGTCGGACTCCCTGCCCCGACGTCTGATCGCGATCACGTCGAACCGGGCGTGCTTCTCCATCGGCGACCAGCGCTCCAACGACGCCATCCTCGGCACCGGCAGCTACAAGACCGGCATCTCCGCGATGGGGCTGGAGCCGAAGACCGACGAGGGGCCCGGCGACGTCGGCACGTTCATGGCCAGGGGGTTCACCTCCAAGCCTGCGCTGCTGCGCGGCTACTTCGTCTCCCAGTCGGACGCCCACCGGGTGATCGACCGGTGCATGGCCAACCTGGAGCAGGCCTGCCTCACCGCGACGGGGCGTCCGGCGATGGAGCAGCGGCGCGATCTGCTCCAGGACGTGGCCGCGGTGCTCGGCGAGGAGACCCTGCCCGCGGCCGACGTGCCGCCGCTGCTGGCCAAGCTGGCACCGCGCTGGCTGCCCTACCGAGGCCTGACCGGTGTCGCTCTGCGCGAGCAGCTGGCCGAGCTCGGCGCGCAGGTGCCGTCGACGGGCAACCGGTGGCCGATCTCGCCGGAGCTGATCCAGGCGGCGCTGGTGCGCGCGGAGTTAGGCGACGACGTCCCCGGCGACGCCCTCGAACAGGGGGTTCCGAGGTCTTCCGGCTCGTGGACCTAACTGGCTAACTGACCTAACTTTCCGCAGGTCAAAGCCCTGATTAGGGAGCGGCCTGCGGCGAGTTAGGAACCTAACTCGATTCCGGCGACCTAACTCACGAAGGAGACCATCTGTGCCCCCGAAGAAGCGCACCACCCAGCCCGCCAAGCCGAAGACCGCGGCGAAGCGCAAGCCCCGCAGACGGAAGATCGTCACGGTCAAGATGACGCTCGGCCTGTTCCGCTGCAAGACCTGCGGGAAGCCGTACAACCTGCCGTGGCGGCACTTGTGCCTGCGCGGATTCACGGCGAGCGAGGCCCGTCGTACGGCGAAGCAGGTCGCCGCCTCCCGCCGCAACCTCGCCAAGGCGCGGGGGCAGCGATGACCGACGCTCAGTGGGGCGCCGTCTGGTTCATCCTCATCGTCCTGGCCATCGCCGTCTACGCACTGTGGCGGAGAGCCCGTTACCCGCAGGCATGGTGCTCGTGCAGCAGCGGCAGGAGGTGGGCGCCGGGCGGCGGCCGGTGGCGCGACCACTCGAGGTGTCGCGGCACCGGAGTCCGCGGTCCGCGCTGAGGTTGCGGATGCTCGCCGGGCCTCGGTTCGGCGGGTGTCCGGGGCAGAGCGCTCCATGCGAAGGGAGGCCATCCATGGCCAAGAAGGGTTCCGGCCTGCAACGAGCAGAGCGCCAGCTCGCCGCCGCCAAGGCCGCGGCGTCGAAGGCCGAGAAGAGTTCCAGCTACTTGCGCGCGCTGCATGTGCGCCAGGCACAGAGGGCCGTCGCCGAGGCACAGCAGACGGTCCGCGTGTGGGGCGGCAGCGCCTGATCGCCCTGAGGCACCCAACCGAGAGGAGATAGCGATGGCGAAGGTCAGGATCGGCGTCAAGGGCAGCCACGAGCCCATCGAGGTCAAGGCGTCGAAGGAGGACGAGGCGTACTACGACAACCTGCCGTTCACCAGCGACAACGTCCTGTGGACCGAGGTCACGCCTGACCGCTAGGTTCACATGGAACGGCCCTCGTCCCGCAGCACCTCCAGCCCGGGACAAGGGCCTGCACAAGGCCCGGCGCCTGCACGATGCAGGGGCGCAGGCGCCGGGGGTCACATCAGGTGGTTCACGAAGACGGTGAACAGCGCCAGGCGCACGGAACGCCGCACCGTTTCGACGTCCACCCCGACCGCTAGGGCCGCGTCAAGGGCGCGGCCGGTCAGCCGGAACTTCTCCCACTCGTGGTTCGCGAACGGCTCAAGCGCTTCGAGGAGCAGCTGATCCCATGGGTCATTCGACGGCTGCCAGCCTGCGCGGGCAGATGTCCATCTGCTCCCGTTTCGTGAAAGGTAGACGGTCCCGTCCGGCTCCTGCTCCACCTTGAACACCACGCCTTGAGAGTATGACGCGGTATGACGCGGTGTACAGCGTCATACCGCTACCTGAGTGTTTATGCAGCTCAGGGCCGCCGTAGCGTGATCTCTATGGCAGGAGAGAGCGAAGTCCCGGCGTGGGACCCGGACGCGCCAAGGATCGGCTACGACTACGAAGCCGTCGCCGACCACATCGAGGCGCGCATCCGCGCGGGCCAGCTGAAGCCCAATATGCCGCTGCCAGGGGAGCGGGCCCTGTCGGAGGAGTACGGCCACGCCCTCGGGACGATCAGGCGGGCCACGGAGCTGCTGCGCGAGCGTGGCCTGGTGCGCACTTTGCCTGGTAAGGGCTCGTTCGTCGTGCCTCAGGAACCCGCCAACGGGTAGCCGTCGTCGGAGCAGGACGTTAGCTAGGCTCCTCCCGTACCGTGCCCCACATGATTGAGCACAGGTACGTGGGCGAGTGCCCTAGCTGCGGAAACGACGCCTACAAGAGGATTCTGGTCGTTCACGCGCACCAAGAGACGCAGCCGATCGAGATCTACAAGGGCAGGCACTGCTCGCCCGGCTGCCCACTCGAGGACACCGGCATCCAGTGGCCCTGACAAGAGAAGGAGGCCCCACCGCTTCCCGAACTGGGAAACGATGGGGCCTCGTGTCTGGGTGGAGATCTGGTGCTACATCAACGCGCCTGGAGGTTGATAGCGCCCCTCGGTGAGGCGGACGCCAGCGCCGATCATCCCGTTCCTGCCGCCGCGCTTGTTGTAGATGTTCGCGCCACACGCCTCGGCGTACTCGTAGATGTCGAAGTTCGGGTCCTCATAGCCGAAGGCCTGGCCGGTCACCCAGATGATGTTCCAGAGCAGCTTCTCGGTCTCCTCGGCTGTGAGGATCTTCTCGCTCTGCTTGAAGCTGGGCTCGTAGTTGCGCTGATGACCAGCGCGATCCGCGCGATACGGGGCATCGCTCCAGTCCTGGAGCTTGATGCCGGCGGCCATCTCTTGAGCACGGCGACTCAACGCCATTTCGTCCTCCTATCGGACAGAGGCGGATCCGCCCTCCTGTAGGGCAGCGCCTCGGCACGGTGACTCTACGCCCCGCCGGGGTGAGCGTGAAGGCCAAACGCGGATAAGCCCGCCCAGCCCCCGATGGGAGCCGGGCGGGCTTATGAGTATGCAGCAGCTATCTGCAGTTCAGGCGCCCGTTCAGGAGGCGCTGCTGCCACTGCTCACGAGGCCCCACCGGTGGGTCGGTGTCGCCGTGGCACCGGAGCTGGGTGCCGTCGTCGCCGCGATAGATCCGGACAACTCCTCCGTGCCAGCTGCAAGCGCCGCGTCGTCCGATGGCCGCAGACTGGGTGCCATCGGAGCATTCAGACCTGAGCAACTCCCACTTCACGTAAGGCGTGGGGGTAGGAGAAGTAGGCGCTTCCTCCGAAGACGGTGGCTCGATGCCGAGCGTCGTGATCAGGAAGCCTGCTCCGAGGAACAGGGCCAGTCCCAGACTGAGGCAGCCCCAGAGTCCGGCTACTTCGTCGCTCATCCGTAAGCCCACGCGAGGAAGACGCGCAAGTGACACGTGAGGTTGGCGAGCCTAGTAGGCGCGCGGAGTGCGGAACGAGGCGTTGGTGACGTCTCCGGTGGAGCCTGCGGCGAACGCGGTGATCACAGCGACGACAGCGGCCAGGCCGGAAATCTGGCCGACGGTCGCCCAGTCGACGTCGAACAGGCCGATGGCGTTGCCGCCGATCGTGGCGAGCGCGGCCTGGGCGGCGGTGCGGACGGTGCGCTCGATGGTGTCGGCCCAGAACGAGCCAGTGACCCACTTCTGCATGGTGACCTCCTGTTAGGACGTGGGCGAGACGGTCGGGGACGGGGTGGGGACGACCGGCGTGCAGTCGTACGAGGGGACGCCGGCAACCGGGGCGCCGAGGGCGCACACGGCGACGGTCGCGCCGAGCTTGAACTGCACCTTCGGCGGCAGCACCATGACGGGCTTGGGCAGGCCTTCCACGGTGGGCAGCTTGACCTTCTTCTCGCCCGCCCGGCACGAGCCGTACGCCGACCTGGCGAGGTTCTTCGGCTCCAGGAGGCGCAGGTCGCCGCCGACCTTCTTCGCGCACACGCCGACCGTCTTGACGGGCTTGGGCGCGGAGCTCGCAGCGGAGGCGGCCAAGGGGCCGGACGCGGCGAGGGCGAGCAGGGCAGCGGACAGAATGATCGCGCTCTTGCGCATTTGAGGATGCTCCTCGTGGGTTGGGATAGGACAAAGGCGGCGCCCATGTGTGGAACCGCCAGGGGCGAGCCGGTCGGCTCGTTGGTTGAAGTGCACCGGCTCGTTCAGCTGGGCGCGTCCGGCCGCTACAGTGGCGCCATGGTCGCCAGAGGCGGTCGATGGATTGGGGTTGCTCTCGCGATGGTGCTCGTATCGGCCTGCAGCGGTTTGTGGACGAGTACAGCTCGTGTAGATCCCGGTCTCGTGGCCGAGTTACGGACGCTGGGAAGAGTTGTCGCAGAAACGACGGATGAGTGGTACTACGACGGCGAGCACGACATTGCTGTGGTCCTCATCCTCGACGGCGGATCTGCAGAAGGTGACGCGTCCGGCCAGGTCGTCGAGGCACTGGAGCGACGCGGCTGGAAGGACAGCGGGCCTACCGGCTTTGTGAGCATGGAGTCGGCCCACAGACCCGAGACCATCTACGTTGAGCCGTTTTCGTCAGCCATGAAGCCAAGCTCTGACGGGTTTAACCCGAAGCTGGACTCGGCCAACGAAGCCTTGTTCGACAGGTTGCGCCTGGAGCGCGGGGCGGCTGGGTACGTGGTGCTGAAGGTGGAGCCAAACCGGTGACGGGGGCGACGGTCATAGGACTCTCAGGAGGGCGGCCCACGTCTTGTCGTCGGTCTTGCCCGTCTGGGCGAGCCCGGCGCCGTCCTGGAAGGCCTTCAGGGACTCGGCGTGCGCCTTGGTGAAGGTCGTCTCGTCCACGCCGGGCAGGACGGCGAACCCGCGCGCCCACAGCAGACCGGTGAGCGTCTTGACGTGCCAGCCCTCGGCGCCCTGCTCCAGCAGCGGCAGCTTCTTCACCAGAGCCTCCGTAGGGTTCGTGGCGGGCTTGGGAGCGGCAGGCTTCGCCTTGGCGGGCTTCGGCGCGGGCGGATAGTCCGGCCGGCCGTAGCCGTAGATGCGGGAGCTGTTGCGGGCGACGGTCTTCTCGTAGACGCCGTCGCCGTTGTGGAAGGCGCCAGCGAGCACCCCAGACGTGTTGCCGCCCACCGTGGTGATCGTTGTCTTGGTGACCGCGGTGACGAGCTCCACGTGGGTGCCACCGTCAGCGCCGTAGTAGACGAAGTCTCCACGCCGCGGCGTCTTGTACCAGCGGCGGCGGTCCTTGAACCACCGCACTCCGACCAGGCATGAGGCCGTCTTCGGGCCTGCGCCGGCGTTGCCGGACATCTCCAGCCCCCACGAGAGGGCGGAGTGGCACCACGGATAGCCGCGACCCTCGTGCGGGTAGCCGGGGATGGGGCCCAGCCACTGGTTGAACTTGGTGAGGTTGTTGCCCTTCTCCCGGTAGCCGATCTCTCCGGTGAGGGTGTCGATCATCGCTTCGACGCCGGACATGCTCAGCCTCCGATCCCGTTCTTCAGGGCGAGGTTGAGAATCCCGACGAGCACCGCCAGCCCCGCGCCGATGAGGGCGGAGACGACCATGCGGCGGTCGGCTCCGCGCCGGTCTTGCTCGCGCTTGAGCTCGTCTCGGATCTGGCCGATGTCTTCCAGGAGGGCCGTGCGGTGAGCCTCGTACAGGTCACGGGTGATCATCAGGGAGATGGCCGTGGCCAGGGACGCGAACCGGTCGTTTGTCGTGCGCTCGAACCGCTCCAGGGTCCGGGCGACCTCGCCAAGGGTGGGCTCCTCAGTGGACATGCTCAAACACGGCTCCTCGCGTAGGGGTACGGCAGAGCGCCGCGATGGGGTGGAGAGAGGTGGACCGCCCGCGCTGTCAGCTCATCCCTTTACTGACGGCGCGCTTCCATCGCCCCTGCGCGGGCGGCCACGATCAGGGGATCGGATCAACGATCGGCGGCGCCGACGACTTCAGCTCAAAGATGAGCTCGTCGAGCCGCTCAGCCAGGTGCTCGATCGCGTCGACCAGGTCCTGCGTGTGCGACTGGCTGTAGGCGCCCGGCGCCCCCGACAAGGAGACCGACGTCGCGGCCACGTACCCGGCCTGCGGCACCGTCGGCGGCTTCAAGCTGTAGGTGCTGCCGGAGGAGTCCGTCCAGTACGGCTGCGTACCGGAGGCGTAGACGCGTCCACCGCTGGCCGGCGGGGGCGGGGTGCCGCGGCTCGGCAGGACCATGCCCTCCGACGCCGTGGTGATCGGCGGACGGGTGGAAGCGCTCGTGCGGGCGGCGCGCACCCCTCGGTCGAGGGAGCGCAGCATGTCGCCGAAGTCGTCCGGCTGCGGGAGCGGCATCTAGATCTCCACCTCCTCTTCGAGGGCGAACGTGATGGTGGCCGGCCCTGACCTGCTGGCGGCGCGGACCTTGGCGCCGATGATCCGCCAGCGGAAGTTGAAGCTGGCGCCGCCGCCGACGATGGGCCACCAGTCGTTGGACAGGATGATCCGGGCGTAGTCGCCCAGGTTGTTCGGCGTCCACTTCGTCTCATCCAGGCGGACGGTGATCTGGTGGACCCGCACCGTGCCGGGCCGTTCGGCTGCCCACCGGGCGGCGTAGGCGTTCAGCGTCGACTGCTCCTTGACGGTGGAGTAGTCGAGCGTCTTGTCGACCCTGGGCCAGCCGGCCGCCAGATGCGCGGTCGCGTCCTGTGGGGTGGACATGAGCGGCTCAGCGCGGGTCGAGGCGTCGAAGCTGACCGACTCTCCCCGGGCCCGGTAGGAGGTGGCCGCGCGCAGCGCGTCGACGGACATCGACCAGGCGATCACGTTGCCCGGGTAGGAGAAGACGTGGTCGGTCGTGCTGCCGAGCTTGGGGTAGCCGAGCTTCAGCTCCCGCGTGCGGGCGCCGGTGCCGGGGTCGGACGTCTGGATCATCCACTCGAACCCGCCGTCGGTGTCGGCGAGCTCGGCCAGCCGCTGCCCGAACGTGCCGCCCTCGCTGGCCAGGTAGGTGCGGTCGCGGGTGACGCCGGAGGTTTCCGACCCTGCGGTGAGGCCGATGTCGGCGCCGGAAAGGGCCTGCATCTCGGTGACGATGAGCTGGCGGCCGATCTCCAGCTGGTCAACGTCGGCGTAGCTGTAGTCGTCGCGGATCTCCACCGCGTTCAGGTACGACTCCAGCGAGGCGCCCTGCAGTTCGACGGTGATGACGCCGCGGTCGCGCTGGGCGACGTTCGCCGTCCAGATGATCGCCGACTTCCAGATGACGCCGTTGATGTAGACGTGGCAGACCGTGCGGCCGGGCCCGGTGGACAGGCTGTCGGGTTCGCTCGGGTGGGAGATCCAGCGGGGCACGACCTTGGCGACCTTGTCGGCCAGTTCGCGGGAGTTGACCTCGACGGAGGCGGAGAACGGGGCGGCGTCGTTGATGAGCCGGTCGAAGTTCACGTTGAACAGGTCGAGGGTGGTGATGTAGTCGTCGGTCAGCAGGTCGACGAACACGCTCTTGAGCCGGACGTCGGCCGAGGGCGGGATCGCCGGCGGCGGCTCGGTCGGGGTGCCGGAGATGCCGCCGACGTCGACGGTGAAGCCATGGGAGAAGATCGGCAGGCCGGTGGCGGTGAACGTCGCCGCGGCCACCGGGCTGGTGTCGGTGCGGACGCGGGCGGCCAACGCGGCGGTCGCCTCGCCCACGGTGCGGTCGACCTGCTCGACGTGCCCGGTGGGGGGCTGCCAGGCCAGGCCGGCGCCGAGCCCGGCCGCCCAGCGCAGGCTGACGCCGGGCGCCGCCTCAGGGGTGAGGCCGGGGCAGGTGACGGTCGAGTCGCTGTCGGCGTTCTCGGCCGACAGCAGCTGTGGGGTGACGCCGTCGTGGTCCCAGATGGCGGCGATGGCGGCGATGCCGCCGGGGCCGGACGACTGCTTGAAGGTGTAGCTGGCCGGTTCGGTGGGCCCAGCGACCTTCCACCAGACCTTGGTCCCGGCCCACTCGGTGTCGGATCGCTGGCCGAGCGGCTGCCAGGTGGTGCCGCCGGTCGGGGCGGTCATGGCCGCGTTGCCGAACGCCGCCGAGGTCTGGAAGGCGATGAGGATGTCGCCGGCGGCGGTGCCGCCCGGCTTGTTGACGGGGTAGGTGGGGTTGGTGGACTGGCTGGAGGTGGGGGTGGAGCGCAGCTGGGCCACGAGCACCTCCGTTCAGCAGAAGAAGGGCTACTCGGCGGCGTCGCGCCACAGGACCTCGCATCCGGCGGTGCCGCCGGCGTCGGTCTCGTAGGACAGGAGGTTGGTGTCGACCTCGAGGAAGAACTCCTTGAGCGGCACCGAGATGGTGTCGGCCATGTCGTTCTCGTGGTCGACGTCGCCGATGAGCGCTTCGCCGCGCTGGGTGTCGACGATCAGGGTCTGGCCGCCGGTCAGGACGATGTCGAAGGCGAGGATCCGGTCGAGGGTCTCGTTGACGAGCATCGGGTTGGTGACCGGGCCGTAGAACCGCAACAGCGGCGGCGTGTACAGGTCGCCCGCGTTGACCAGCGGCGTCGCTGAGGGCGCGTTGGCCGGGACGATGACCGAGTGCTGGTCGAGGCCGTACCGTCGCGGGTCGGGGCACTCGAACGTGATCACCGGTTCGGGGTGGCCTTCGGCCCAGTCGCGGTCCCACACGCCGGTCCGGTCGATGACCTTGGCGTTGGTGAGGAGCGTCTCGGTCTTGCCGCGGATGACGAGCGTCAGCAGCGTGTTGTCGCGCAGGGTGCGGGTGTCGTGCCGCAGCTGGGCGAGCAGGGGCGTGACCTGGCTGGGGTCGGTGTGCGCCTGCACCTGCAGGCGGACGGTGACGATCCGCCGCTGCAGGTAGGAGGGTCCGGCGAACGCTCCGTGCCGGTTCGGCTCCTCCACCGTCAGGGAGTCGACCTGGGGTTTGGCGTCCCAGCCGGTGATCTCCCGCACCGTGTAGGAGGTGCCGGGCCCCCACAGCACGGTGGTGCCCCACTCGACTTGCGTGTCCTCGGTGATCAGGTGGCCGGGCAGGACCGGCACGCTCACGCCGGGCGAGGGCACGAGGGCCTGGGCCTCGACGACGTCGGGGGTGATCGTGGCGGCGAACGTCGCCGTCACGGTCGGCGCGGGCACGTCGGCCTGGCCGCCGACCACGGCCGGGGAGATGGTGCGGTGCTGCTCGGCGGTGATCGAGGGGGCGGGCACGTCGGCCTGGCCCTCGACGACGGCGGGCTCGATCAGCTCGGCCGACCCGGCGACGACGTTCGGCGTGGGCACATCCGCCTGCCCGCCCACCACGGCCGGGCGGGCGGTGGCCCCGGCGTGGACGCTGGGCGCGGGCACCTCGGCGGCGCCCGCGACCGCCGCTGGCCGGGCGGTGGCGCCGGCCTGGATCGTCGGGGCGGGCACGGCGGCCGCGCCGGTCACCGTGGTCACCGAGATGGTGGCGTCCAAGCTGGCGGGCAGGATCTCCAGAGCGACCCAGTTCCACGACGGGGTGCCGGCGGCTGCGTCGAGGTTGAACGTGACCGACTCGCCGGCGGTGGCGGTGTTGGCCGCCTTGACGATCGCCAGACCGGCCCGGCCGGAGCCGTTGAACGCGTACTCGTCGTCGGTCGAGCTGGGGACGCCGAGGCTGTTGCCGTCGGCCGCCGCACAGAACCCGCGTGATCCGCCGCCGGTCGAGGTGTAGCCGACGTCGATGTTGTTGACGGCGCTCGACCCGTCCGCGGTGGCGCCGATCGGCGAGCTGGGGTGCTGGCCGGTGACGTAGAAGACGCGGATACCACCGGACACGCCGGACGCGGTGACCGTGATGCCGGACAGGGCGGTCGGGTTCGGCGCTGTGTAGATGGAGCAGAACCCGGTGCGCGCGACCCGCTGCGTCCACGTGCGCGCCGTACCCGAGTTGGACACGGTCGGGGTGCCGCCGCCCGCGGGCAGCACCGCGACCAGCAGCGACCCCGCCGGCGGCGAGAAGGAGTTGGACACGACCGGGTTGAAGGAGTTGCTACCGGCCGGGCCAGTCGCGGCGATCGCCATGCCCGCCCCCTCTCATCGCTGGTGGCGGGCATGAAAAAACCGCCACGAGGGGCGGCGGCATCACAGAGCGCAGGCTACGGCGAGATGACGTTGATCCGGCCGATGCCGTTCGCGCTCCAGGCGACCAACAGGGTGCCGTCGTTGGTGTTGTACGCGGTCAGGAAGTCCACGCCGAGGATCAGCCGCTTCGGCGACAGCGAGTCGGCGTAGGCGATGCCGCCCCGCACCCCGGTCAGCGTGCTGGACGCCCAGGAGACGTCGTTGCCGTCCCACACCAGATACGTGGAGCCGCTGGTGACCACGGTGCAGGTGGCCGCCGCGATGGCCGCGCCGCCCGCCGTGTAGCCGGTGCCGGAGATTTCGTTGGTGGCGCTGTAGGACTGGTCGGCGGTCGCGAAGTTCGGCGTCAGCGTGTTGTTGTACAGCGCTAGCTTGTAGTCGTCGGCATCCAGGTTCAGGGCGTAGGCGCCCACGCCGAGCGCGTCGACGAGCGTGTCGGCATACCAGCCGCTACCTCCCCATGCCATCGACGGCACCCCCGATCTGGATCGTCGCGTCCCGGCCGGGTGTCCCGGCCGGCGGGGAGCCGACCGTGCGCGCCCACTGCCGGAAGTCGCGCATCTCGTTCTTGGCGGCCTTCAGCTCGGCGAGCGTCTCCTGAGATGGCTCGGAGGCGGCGGCCTCCTTGGCGGCGGTCAGCCGCTCCTCGAGCCGCTCGCACTCGGCGAGGAACTCCAGCCCTCGCCGCGCATGCATCGCGGCTACTCGTGCACTGGTCATTGCGGTAGTGGTCCTTCCACGCTGGCGGTCACCACGGCTTGGCGGATGACCACGGACTGCTGGTCGTTGCCGTGCTGGATGACGCTGTTGCCGAGCTGGTCCGTGGTGTCCTTGACCCGGCGGCCGTCCTGCGCGGATCGGTACTCGCGTACCTGGTCGCGAGTCGCCGAGGTCCACCCGGACGGGCGCGTCTGGATGTTCTTGCTGCGCAGCCACGCCCCGTAGGTGAGGCCGCTGTCCGGGTCGTATCCAGGCATGCCGAAACGCCCTCTCTGGTCGGTGGTCTGCAGGTGATCTACAGGGGGCCCTTGGAGGTGGTTCGCGCGTACAGGCGGGCGGCCAGCAGATCGGCGTCCGCGCGGTGGTTGACCACCAGATCGCCCATGACCTGGACAAGACCGCGGTCCCCGCCTGCCGCGCCAGCTGACCCGGCGGCCCGCCCGTCTGGACTCGCCGCAGGGGCTGCCGTCCGATGCGGGGGAACCATCTGAGGCCTGGACACGCGGGCGGTGTTCACCGCCCCCGCCAGGGACCCCATGCCGCCGCTGACCCACGCCATGTTCGGGCCAGGATCGCCAGGGACCATCCCGCCCGGCAGACGCCCACGAGCCTCGCTCGCAGTGGCGGAGATCGACCCAGACAGCTTGCCGCGGGTCTCCTTCGCGCTGGCAGCAACCCCAGAATTGCCGCTCTTGGAGCCGCTCGACTTGCCCTTCAGCTTCCCGCGCGTCTCCTTCGCCGACGCCTCAATCGGGCCGTCGGAGTAGTCGACGCTGGTCGACGACATCATCTTGCCGCCATCACCGGTGACGCTGGTGGCCGAGATCGCCCGCTCCACCGCCGCCGCCAGGTGGTCCGTGGCGCCGGTGAGCCCATCGACGGAAACACCCACGGCGACGACCGACTCGGCCATAATGCCGCCCATCGCGGTGACCGACTCGCCGATCACCGTCGACCCCTCGACCCAGCCGGCGGTCATCGACTCGCCGACCTGCGCCACCTGATCGATGCTGCCGGTCAGCGACCCGCCCGCGCCGAGGGTGGACATCAGGGCGGCGTGCGCCTGGCCGAGCTGCCCGGAGATCGCCTGGTTGGCGGCGTCCATCGAGCTGGTGAACTTCGCGACGGTCATACCGGCGTCGGCGTTGTACACCTTCAACCCGAAGTCCTGCGCCACCCTGCCGAGCAGGTCAACCGCCCGGCGCCGGAACCGCGGCTCGTACGGGATGAACGCCTCCGTCGCGCCGGTCCCACTCGAGCCCTCGCCGTACAGGACGGTCGGCCGGTTGACCAGGTTGGGCGGCTGCGGCCTGGTCGCGGTTCTGATGCCGCCGGCCGCGTACCGGTCGATCGAACCCATCGCCCTGGCGGTGCCAACGGTGCCATCCGGGAGACGGACCGACCCGTCCTGAAGGATCTTGACCCTGACAGTGACCGTCCTGTCCTTGATGGAGGCCAGCGCCGTCTGGGCCAGCTTGACCGCCGCCTGCAGCTCACGGATCTCGGCGTTCAGCCTCGACCGGCGTTCCTTGGTGAGCTCGGGATCCTGCAGCTCCTTGCGCGCGGCGGCCAGCCGCGACTGCAGCGCGGAGATGTCGGAGGTGATCTCGCTTCGGTACTCGGCGATCAGCTTCGGATCGCCCAGCGCCAGCAGCGCCTCACCCTTCGCATGCAGCAGCTGCCGCACCTCGGCGGACAGCTGCGCCCGCCGCTCCTTGGTCAGGTTCGGGTCGTCAAGCAGCGTCAGCGCCTTGTCGATGCCCTGCTGCAGCTCCACGATGTCGGCCTGCAGCTTGGTGCGTCGGCTGGCCTCGTCGGCCTCCTTCTGGAACTCCTTCAGCTTGGCGATGCCGTCGTCGGCCCCGGCGACGATCTTGCGGCCGAACTCCTCCAGGCCGGGCACGTTGGAAAGCGCCTGGCCGATGGAGCGGGTCACCTGGAGGATGCGGGTGCCCATGCCGGTGATCACGCTGGAGGCGTCGGCGAAGTGGCTGGCGACGGTTGCCGCGCTGCGCGACCCTGCCAGGCTCAGGAAGCCGAGAAAGTCGACGAGCTTGCCCAGGCCGGTGATCGCCAGCGGGATCACGTCCAGCAGGCCGTTCAGGACAGCGCCGATCGCGCCCCGGTTCTCGGACACCTTGCGCCCCAGCTCGGACAGAGCGTCGCCGAGGTCGGACAGGAAGCCGTCGATGTCGATCTCGGACAGGACGTCGGAGAAGCCGTCCATCAGCGATGGGATGGAGTCGCCGAGATCCTTAAGCCCGTCTCCGAGATCGCGAACGAACTGCTCCATGGGGACTCTCGCCCGATCGAAGCCGTCCGCGAGATTCGGGGCGACGTCCTTGGCCACATCCCGCGCCGTCGTACGAACCTCATCCAGCACGCTCAGCATCGGGCGAGAGGATTCCTGGACGGCCAGGTTCAGGTCCCGGCCCAGCTCAGCGAACTGGTCGCGCAGCTCCTTGGCCTGCTTGTTCGCCGCCTCGACCCGCCGCTTCTCGACCGCCGACCACTGCTTGTCGATCTCCTGGATGTGAAACAGGCTCGTCACGCCCAAGGTGACCAGGCGGGCGCCGATCCCGGCGACGATCGCGCCACCCATCGCCGCGCCGACCGCCACACCCGCGCCGATTGCCACACCCCCCAGGCCGGTGAGCAGCGCCGGACCGGCGGCGGATCGGACCGCCGCGGCCAGGGCGCCGCCGGCCGAATCGCCGAACTCGACGAACTTCGGCATGGCGGCCTTGGTGTCGACATCCACCTTCACGTCCACGGTGGTGCCGTCCAGTCGGCCCACCTCGGTCGCCACGAGCGCCAGATCTCTGGTCGCCTGCTCGATCCCTGCCCGCACCTCGAACGAGGCGCCATCTCCGAGATCGGCCAGTTCGGCCTGGATCCTGGCCATCTCGGCGAAGGCGTCGGCGGCGTCGATGTCCACACCGATGGTCTTCTGGCTGAGCTTCTCCAGATCGTCACGGAGCTTGGCGACGGCGACGTCAGCCTCGGTGGAGTCCGCGTCGATCTCGATTTTCGGCAGCCGCTTGGTGGCGTCCTCGAGCTTCTTGCGGAAGCCGGACACGAATCCGCTGGAAGCGGTGAACTGCCGGTTGAGGTCCTTAAGGTCACGCGTGACCGTGCTCTTACCAGCGGTCCATTCGGTGACCGCGAGCTTGAGTCGGGTGGTGACGGTGCGGTCGGCCACGACTCACCTCCCATGGTTACGAAATGAGTCGTTTGGGGCGAGAGGGGTGTTGGACCGTGACACGATCGCCCCGGGATCGGGGGGTCACATTCGGAGGAGCACATTCATGTCTCGCATCGCCCCGGCTGTGTTGACGGCCGCTCTGCTACTGACCACCGCCTGCACCGCAGGGCAGGCCACTGCGCATCCCGTACCAACCGTTACAGTGACCGTCACAGCCACCCCGTCGCCCGTCTCCGAACATGCCGCCGACCAGGGATCGACGCTCAAACTGGGGCAATCACGGGTGGCAGATGACGCCATCAGCACCGGCTCGGTCGCCGTCCTGCGATTCCGGCAGCCCTTGCGGGCAGCCTTCCCGCCAGATCGGGACGGCTACGAGTACGCGGGCGTCGAGGTGAAGCGCTGCTTTAAAACCCTCGAACGGGACGACATCACAGTCGGCTGGGCGGTGTGGAGCCTCGCCTACGCCAACGGCAACATCACCGAGCCGCCCAGCTCGTGGTCGGCCGACCACTTCACGGTCGCCCTCTACCCCCGCGACAGGCCCGTGACGGCCGGCAAGTGCGTCCGGGGATGGATCCCCTTCGAGGTGCGCAAGGGCACCCGACCAGCGACTGTTGCCTACATGATCAGCGGCAGCGACCCGATGGAGTGGACGATCCGCTAGGGCAGGTAGCCGGGCTACCGAACCTTCCGGACCTGGAAGATGTGATCGCGGGGGTCTTCGAGCTTCTCTTTCTTCCGCGTCATCGGAGCGCAGCCGTGGCACTTCACCGGCTCCAGGGCGACGTAGGCGCCCTCGTTGGCCGGGTCGGTGGTCTCGTCGCGCGGGAACCCGCACCCCTCGCACGCGTTGGCCTGCTCCTGCAGATCGGCTGCCGCCCAGTCCCGATCGTCGTCGAGCCACTCAGGATCATGGACGGTGATCGCCCGCACCAGGCGCCCCTGATCGTCGTGCTCATACGTCGTCACCGACACGCGGCGACGGCCGAGCACGACACTGCGGGGCACCTGGTAGGCGCGGGCGAGCCTCAGCTCCTGCTGGTGCTCGACAGAATCTCGGAGGCGGCTCTGGAGAAAGGGACCTCGCCGCTACCGCCGTTCAGGTCGAGGATGACCTGCCACATCGTCCGCCACTGGCCCTGGGTGAGCCGGTCGACCAGCACGCCGGCCTTCTCCTCCGACATCCTCGGCTTCACCGAGCAGGCCGCCAGCGCAGCCACCGGGAAGGTGTCGCGGTTGAAGTCCGCGGGCGCGTCCTGCTTGCGCGGAGGGTGCTCCTTGGCCAGGTCCGACCACTCCTTGCGCGTCCGCGCGCGCAGCAGGAACACCCGCTCGTAGCTCTTCATCTCCTGCTGCAGGGCGACCAGCTCTTCGGCGATCCGGCGCGCCTCGCCGCCGCTGCCGGCCAGCGAGTCATTGTCCGGCCTGCGCCGCGCCTCCAGCAGCTGCCGCTCCAGCTCCTCGAACTTCGCCTGAAGGTCGCCGCGCAGGCAGATCGGCACCTCGTCCTCGGGCAGCTTCAGCCCGTCGAGGAAGGCGTCGATGTCCTCGACGTACTGGGTCTGCGACACCTCCGCCACCTACACCACCACCGCATCGATGTCGGCGTCACTGTGGTTGAACAGCTCCGACAGGAACTTCTGGACCTCGTTCCACGCGGTCTGCTGCGGCTTACGCACACCGCACTGCACCGGGTAGATCTCGGCCGGGTCGCCGGCCTGCCACGCCTCGGCGTTCGGCCGGTTACGCCGCACCGCCAGAATCACGTCCTGGCCGGGCACCAGGGTGTTGAAGGCGATGTCCTCGATCGTGAGCTTCTTCTTCTTGCACAGCAGGTTGATGGTGTAGCTGGGCGTACCGGCACGCCGGGTCGGACCCTTGTTCGCCAGCGACGAGTTGTCGGCGCCCTCCTGCGACGGCTCGATCTGCAGCCCCTCGCGCATCATGCAGGCCTGGATGTCGACGCCGGCGTTCAGCTCGGCGGCGGGCGGCGACGACACCGACGACAGCGCCGTGCAGATCGTGACCTTGTACATGCCATCGCCGAGGAGATCCTCATCAGCCATGATCTACGCCTCCTTCTTCTTCGGGGTGGTCGTGGCCCTGCCCGAACCGGTGCTCTCGCCAGGGCTCGGGGCGGGCTCACCGGCAGACGCCGGCTGGTCGGGGGCGGGCTCGTCGACCCGCTCATAGATGCTGGTGTAGTACGGGAACGCGGACTCGCCGAGCTGCCGGACGTCGCCGGTCTCCTTGTGCCGGACGGTGATCATGCGGGGCGGCATCACACCACCGCCCAGGTGAGCGTGGAGCCCGGCGTGGCCGACCATTGCAGCGCCACGTTGTAGGAGTCCTCCGGGTCGCGCATGGACGGCAACAGGCGCAGCCGGTACATGCCGACGGGGATCGTCCACTCCTTCTCCGGGTTCGCGACGCCGTAGTCGGTCGAGCCGGGCGGGGTGACGCCGAGAGTGATCGGCCCCGCGGTGCCGTTCTCGACGATCATCGTCACCTCGCGGGTGACGCCGGACACCTTGTCGTCGGCAGCAGCGTTGCTCATGGTCAGGGCGCCGCCGGTGACGGTGGCGACCTGGGGTGCTCGGGTAGGCATGGGGCTCCTTTCGGGGCATGACAAAGAGCCCGGCCACCCATCGGTGTCGGGCTGGACTTACGTGGTCAGGTGGTGCGGTCGGAGCGCACCAGGTACTGCGCGGTCGCGAAGAACAGCGCGCCCGCGGTGTCGTCTCGCAGCACCGGCTGCGTGCCCTCCTGGCGGATCGGCCGCACCCGGCGGCCAGGGACGGTCGGCACGGTGGTCAGCAGGATGAGCGCGGTCTTGTCGGCGACGAGCGCAGCCTGCTCCGGGGTGGCCCCCACCGACGTGATCTGAAACCGCAGGTCGTTCGGGGCCTCATCGGATAGAGACCGGTCGACGGCGGACTCCATGCCGCTGTCGGGATAAAGCACCGCGTACGGCGCGGTCGCGCCCTGGGGAGCCATCCCCCAGAAGATCCCGATCGTGTTGGGCAGGCCAGCGTCGAGCATCGCCATCAGCGCGACGACTAGCGGCCTGGACTCCAGCGGGGTCGTCATGCCAGGAACTCCTTGACGAGCTTGTCGACGGCGGCGTTGAACTCCGGCTCGATCTTCTGGGTGGCGCGGGCTCCGTCGAGGTGGGGCGGCTGCTTGACGCTGCCGTACTCGAAGCCCTTGCCCATGGAGCCCTGCTTCTTGGCGCTGTCGGGGCCGATTTCCCACTCGGGGCCGGAGGTGTTGAAGATCTGCTCGGAGGTGATCGAGTTCGGGTAGTGGCGGCCGTGCCTGCGCGCTGTCTTCCGGGCGTTGGCCCGCCACTCCTTCTCGACTTGCTTCGCGTGCTCCTTGACCAGTGGATACGCCTTCCGGGCGATCTCTTCGGCGTCGTAGCCGATGTGCTCGATCTCGTCGAGCAGTGCGGAGAAGTCCAGCTCTGCGTCCGCCACGCTCACCCCTCCTTGTCCTCGACGAGGATGCGGCGCGTGGTGGACGTGCCGGCGAGGCTGATCGCGACGACTTCCAGCGGGCGGCCGACCAGCCACGCGTCGTCCGAGGTGAGCACCGTCAGCCGGTCCTCGCGGCCGATGGCGGGCGTGGTGTCCCACGGGAGTCCGACCGCGTACTGGTGGAGGGTGACCTCATGCTCACCCCACTCGGTCTCGGATGAGGTGCGGGGCTTGACCCGGCAGATGAGCTCGGCGTGGATGGTCGCCCATGCCTGGACGTATAGGCCGGTGTCCGGGTCGAGGACCGGGGCGCCGCTCTTGCGCTCGACCTTGCATGTGTCGCGCATCAGCGTGAGCGCCGCGGCGCGGCCGGCGGCCAGCACGTCTTCGACGCTCATGACAGCCTCAGCGAGGTGAGGCCGCCGCGGTAGCCGCGCAGCTCGGCCTTGTGGTCCTTGGTGAGGCGGGCGTTGCCGACGGTCTCGGTCGCGTACGTCACCTGGTAGTCGTCGATCGCCTCCGACCGCAGCCCCTTGACGTTGGTGACGTTCACGGAGGCGAGGTCGAGCACGACGTCGACGATGTCGTCGGGGATCTCGGCGTAGCCGTGGCTGTAGGTCAGCCGCACCCGGGGCGCCCACACGCCGCGCACCCTGCTGTACGGCCAGCCCATCGTTCTGGTGCCCCAGTGCGAGGGGTGGCCGCGGGTGAGCTCGTTGCCGAGCCGGGTGTAGTCGACGTCCTCGGTGAGGGTGAGGTCGATGGCGCCGAAGTCGCCGAGCTCGACCACCGTGAGCGGGTGGTCGTCATCGACGATGAGGGGGCGCTGCGGGACGCGGAGGATCCGGTCGCCGCCCTCGACGTCGGCGGTGTCGTCGGCCACGAGGGTGAGGATCTGCCGGGTGTAGTTGCGGACCCGGGCCGAGGCGCGCCGGATGGCGAGCTCGGCCTGGTCGGTCGGCAGGGTGGTCTGCAGGTGGGTGTTGAGGTCGGCCACCGTGGCGAGCGGGGGCAGGGACACGGTGGCCTCCCGTCAGTCCGGGTCGATGATCTCGGCCAGCTTGGCCAGCTTGGCCAGCAGCGTGGAGCGCGGCGTGTCCTTGGCCTGCTCCGCGGCGTGTGCCTCGGCGGCCCGGCCGGGGTCGTCGCCGACCCAGGCGAGCACCTCGTCGACCGTCCCGGTGATGTCGAGTTCCCCGTCGCCCGCCGGGGTTTCGGCGGGCTGGTCGAGGACCTCGACGCGGGGGTCGTCGGCCAGGTGCTCGGCCAGGCCGCCCTTGACGATGTCGCCCTCGGCCAGCTCGTGCACCTGGTAGTTCCAGTACGCCTTGACCGGCTGGAGCGCTCGGATACGCATCCGTGCCCCCGGCTCAGCCGTGCTCGATGACGACGGCCCGCTTGTACAGCGAGGCGTCGCCGTTGGCGAGCGAGTCGGTCGGCACACCGAAGTCGCCGACCCACGACCAGGTGGTGGACAGCGTCTGCTGGAACCGGTCGGACGGGGGGCGCACGATCAGCGCGACGCTGACGCCCGGCGCCGCCTGCACCATCGAGATCTCCGGGACGTCGTCCACGCCGGTGCCCTGCAGCAGGCTGCCCATCTCGGAGAACGGCGCGGCGATGAGCGCGCTTCCGCCCATGACGATCGGCCGGTGCACGGTCACGTTCCCCGCCGAGCCGCCCAGAAGCGTCTGGGTCTCGTTGTTGCGCACCCAGTCGATGCCGCCAAACCGGCCGATCGACAGGTCCCGGTAGATCGGGGAGTCGACGCGGCCCTGCAGCGCCTGCTTGAAGTCGGAGTCGGAGAACAGCTGCGCCTCGGTGTCGGGGTCGATGTGGGCGACGTAGTGTCCGCCGACGGTGGGGACGTTCATCTTCCGCAGGCGGGTGACCGCAGCGCGGAACAGCGCGAACGTCGCCACGTTCGACGTGGACAGGTCATAGGCGGTGTCGCCGGTGGGCCGGATGGTGACCGGCGCGTTGGAGGCCACCACGTAGTCGCCCACCACATCGACGCGGGTGGTGCCGAGCGTCAGCGTGTTGGTGCCGGTGTTGACCGCGGTGACGGTGTTCGCGACGCCCTCGATCGTGACCGGGAGCGGGTTGGTCGGGCTGACCGGGGTGGGCACCCCGTTGACCATGACGTGCGTGAAGCCGTTCGTGCTCTGCACGATGATCGAGGTGTCGGTGGTGGCCGCCGCGGTGGCCCAGGTGCGCCCGCCCGCGTAGGCGGCGTACAGCTTGTTGCGGCAGATCTGGTTCAGCGACTGGCCCGCGTTGATGCCGAGCGTCTGCACGTCGGCCGCGTACTTGCTGGCCAGCGCGTGCGCCGAGATCAGCATATTGGTGTCGACCGAGTTGCCGTACTGGTCCATGGTGACCGACCACTGCTCGATCGAGTACGTGGCCGCCGACGCGTCGGAGCCGGTGATCGCGGTGGTGACCGGGGCGAGCAGGCCCTTGCGGGTGAAGGTCTTGGTGTCGCCCAGGCCGCCGCCCCACGCCTCGCTGTCGGCCAGCGCCGGGAACAGGAAGTCGGGGCGCAGCGCCTCCTGGAACGTCCTGTCGAGCAGGCCGTTCTGCAGCATGGCGCGGATCGCGGCCGGGACGGTGGACCGCACGTCGTGGCGGTCGAGCTGGAACGCCCAACGGGCGGTCGAGGTGTTCATGTCACTCCTCAGTGATCTGAATGGACACGAGGTCCGGATGCTGACGGGCCACTTCTTGGAGCCCGAGTAGCGCGGTCTGTGCGATGGCCGACACCGCGGCGCACACGCGGCCCTGCTCGGCGTGGCCCTCGTGTCCGTCCACCTCGATGGAGGTGTGTCCCGGCCCCAGGTGGGCGCGGATGCGGATCATCGGGCGCGCAAGCCCAGCTTGGCCATCTCGGCGTCGTAGGTGGCCTTGTCGACGGTGCGGAAGTCGACCGGGCCCGGCCCCGGGCGAGAGCCCTGCGAAGGGTCCGGGCGCGGCGTACGCGTGCCAGCCTGCTTGCGCAGGTGCGGCTTGCGCTCCAGGAGTTCGTCCAGGTCGGCCTTGATCTGGACGGTGTCCACGCTGCCGTCGTCGGTGGCGTACTTGGACAGGTCGCCGAGCAGGTCGGCGTCGGTCGGGTCCGCGAACGCGTCGCTCGCCAGGGCCTTCACCTCGGCCTTCACCGCGCGGGCGGTCGCGGCCTGGGCGCGCTGCTCGGCCTGCTCGGCGCGGGCGGCGAGCTTGTCGGCCTCGGACTTGTCGCGGTCTTCGAACTCGGCCACCTTCGCGGCCAGCTCGTCGGCGCGCTTCTTCTCCGCGGCGGCTTCACGCTTGGCGGCGGCGCGTTCGGCCTTCATGGCGTCGAGCGCCCTCTTGCCCTTGTCGCCGAGGTCTTCCGGCTCCGGCTCGGGATCCTGGTTGCCAGGGTCCGGCACCGGAGGCTGCGGATCCTCGTCAAAGCGGGCGAGGTCGAAGCGCCAGGGGGCGATGTGCATGGTGGGCTCCCGTTGCGGGATCGGCCCGGCCACCGTTGCGGCGCCGGGGTGGGCAGGGCACATGGTGGGTCAGCCGGACGTGGCCAGGAGGTAGCCGTACTGCCGTAGCAGCCGGATCGCCTCCTCGCGGTTGTCTCCGGCGTCGCGCAGGATCTGCTCAGGCATCGGCCGGATCTTCTTCGACCGGCGATACCGTTCCCCGGGCAGGACCCCGGCGTTGAAGTCGCGCATCTTCTTGCCGGCGATGCCGCGGACGGTGGTGCCTTCCGTGGTCGCCTTCCGCCCGCCCATGACGGTGCGCACGCCGCGCCGGGCGTTGACGACCTGGCCCAGGTCGGCGCCGAGCCGGATGGCCTCCGCGCCGCCGACGGTGAAGGCCCGAGCCTGCTCGTCCTCGGACATCTCGTCGAACAACTGCCGCGGGGTCGGCGGCGGGGTGTCGCCTTCCCTGTGGGGGACCATCGTGCAGTCGCACCGCTCATGCCGCGCGAACCCCGTCGACCACGAGTAGGTGCGCCCGGCCAGGATGACGCACCGGCCGCACGCAGGCAGGGTGACGTGCCGGACGTAGGTGACCCACTCGCGGCGGCCGGTGATGCCCACCTGGTCAGCGGTGCGGGAGGCGTCCGAGATCTCGGTGTCGACGATCCGCACCAGGCTGGCGAGCCCTGCCCGGAGCGCGTCCTGGTCGTCGGCGCCGCGCGCCAGCAGGCCCAGGGTGCGCAGCGCGGGCTGCGTGAGCAGGCTGGCCAACGGGCGTCCGTCGGCGGCGACACCGGCCAGCGCGGCCGGGTCCACCGCCAGCAGGGCCGGTGGCAGGTTCTGGGCGGCGGCCAGCGCGTCCAGGTACGGCTGGGCCTGCTCAGCGGCGGCCAGCTGGCCGCCGGTCAGCACCCGGATCATCGTGGCGAGCACTACCAGCCACGAGTCGAGCACGTGACCCGCGTCGACTTGCGACCACAGCTCCTGCGCCTGCTGGGCGGCCCGCCGGGAGATCGCCTGTTGCAGCCGGTAGTGCGCGGCGATGATCTGCTCGACGCTGGCCATCGGCTACCCCACCAGCTCTGGTTCCGGTTCTGGTTCGGGCTCTTCGCGGGGCGGCTTTGCGCCGGTGAGCGCGGCCAGGTCGCCGGCCATCACGCGCGCGAACGCGTCATTGGCGGCCTTCTCGTCTTCCTCTTCCATCCGGTCGATCTGGATCTGTGTGAAGCCGAGCCGCTCACGCGTCTGCCGCAGGGGGACGATCTTCGCCGTGTAGAGCTTCACCGAGGCGTCGGCCGACTGGGCGATCGTCGGCGTGGACGCGTCCCGCCACAGCGTCTCCAGGCTCATCGACTCAGCAGGGATCTTGCCGTCGCGGACCAGCAGCACCAGCCGCATGACCCGCTCCCACGATCCTCCGAACGACTTCTGCTTGCGCTCGGCCCGCTTCACCAGCCGCGCCTCGTCCGACCGGATCGCATCTGCGGAGGCCGGGTTGTCGGTGGCGTGGCCCAGGAAACGCGACGGCAGACCAGCAAGGGAAGCGACGATCATCGCGAGGAGCTTGAGCGTCTCGTGGAAGTTGGCCAGGTTCGCCTCAGGGAACTGCCCGACCTCGATGCCGTCCTCCTGCTTGTGCTTCCCGATAGCCCAGATCCGGCCGATGATCCGCTTCAGCGCGGATACCTTGTTGCCCTGCTCGTCGGTGAAGTCGTCCTCGTCGACGCCGATCGCGTACCGGCGCGGCGCGGCATGGAACTCCGCGGACACCATCATGTCCGTGGCGATCTTGCAGGCTGCGTCCGAGACCGACAGGACCGGCTTCAGCTCCGAGACACCCGGCCGCTTCAGGCGGGGCCGGTTCACGATCGGCTCGACCAGGACCTCGCCGAGGTTGTGGTCGTCGCGGTCGTCCTCGACCCATTCGCCGTTCTCGTCCTTCGTCCACCACACGTTCGCGTTCGGCAGGTAGAGGGTGGCACGCTCGGCGTCTTCCTCAGTCCATCGCTTCACCACTGCGGCGATCTTTCGAGTGCGCGGGTCCCGCTCGGCGTACACGTCCAGCGGCGACTCGACCGTGATGATGGGCGTCTTCTTGTCGCCCTCGTTCGTGCCGACGATGGCGAACGACCGCTTCATCACCAGGGCGTCCACGTGGGACTCCTGCGACTGCCCGTCCATGTTGTTCGCCTGCCAGATGCGCCACAGCTCCGCGTCCGCCTCGGCCTGGTTGCCGAACCGGAATCCTTCGACATCGAGCCTCTCCTCGATCGAGTCCACGACCAGGCGGGGCCACTCGATGACCATCTGCCGGACGCGGTCGTCCAGCTCCTGGATCAGCTCGGGCGCCATGTACGACAAGGGCTGCTCGCCCTCGTAGTAAGCATCAAGCTCTCGCAGCTCGGGCAGTTCCTTGTCGTGGCAGGCGATGAGGTGCTTCAGCCATTCCAGGTCCGTGCGGGCCATGTCCACCTCACCTCATGACGATCACCTTGGATGAGCGGTTCTTCTTCTTGGCGCCGGCCGCGACCGCGTCGCAGCGGGCCTCCCACGACAGGCAGCCGCCCATCGCGGCGTCGATCTTCTTCGGCGAGTCCGGGCGTTCCTTGCGGATCACCCACAGGGGCTGGCCTTGCTCGTCGACCTGCTTCAACTTGTGCTTGCGGGAGTTACCGACGTGCTGGGCGAACACCGGGTCGCCGCTGTTAGTGACCGCGCCGGACGTCATCGCGCCCGCGTAGTTGCGCAAGCTGTGGGCCATCTGCAGCATCCGGTTCGTCCACCACTCGATGACCCGCTTGTCGCCGTACTTGCCGCGCCAGGCGTTGATGGTGCCGTCCCAGTAGGGCGGGTCGGCGTAGACGCGCCACACCTGCCAGCGGCCCATCGCCTCCTCCAGCGCCGCCGACACCTCGTGCTCGGGGCACTCCCAGTCCTCGACCCCGACCGGCCGCTCCCAGATGCCGAGCGGCCACTGGAAGCCCGTCACCACGTCCGTGGCGATCAGACCGGTCGCGTCGTGGAACTGCGCGCCGTCGAACCCGATGACGATCAGCTCCCCGTCCGGGATGACGGTCCCCGGCCGGGACAGCTCCTTCCAACGCGCGGCGTCGAACGCCTGCTGGCCGGACTGCACCCTGCGGTTCAACCACACCCGCTCCCAGTAGGAGCGGTCTGTGTCCGGCTGGTTGTACAGCGACACGATCGCGTCGACCTGGCCCTCAAAGTCCGGCCACCCGGCAATCGCGGGCCCGGACGCCTCGGCGACCGCGGCCCGGATCGTCTCCGGATCGGACAGGTCCTCCTCCGGGACCGGGGTGGCCTCGCGGTGGAAGAAGAACAGCGTCTTGTCGTGCGCCTTGCCGCCGTCGACGAGCTCGGCGTACTCGTGCGTCCCCTCGGCCACGCTGCCCTCGCCGGGCGTGTACGTGGTCGTCGTCTCCAGCGACCACGGGTCGGCCAACATGCGTTTGGGGATGTTCGCCAGCATCGTCTGGTGGGCGGACTTCAGCCTCGGCAAGATGAACCGGTGGGTCTCGTCGAAGTGCTGGAACGTCGTCCGGGCACCGTCGCGAGAGTCCGGCGCCGCGGCCAGCGCGACCGCCTTCCCGTCGCCGCCGGCGCGCATGATGCGCTCCAGGCCCGGGTCGAACAAGTCGACGTCCTCACCCTCCAGCACCATCACCAGCAGCGCCGCGTAGGCCAGATCCTCGGTCTGCTCCTCGGTGTAGGCGACCATCGGAATGTAGGGGTCGATCACCGGCACGCCGACAGGCTCCCCGTGGGCGTCGAACCCGTCGCAGCGGACCGGCCCTTCCGGGTGGAGCTCGGCGAACGCGACCGCCGCGGCCAGCTCGGTCTTGGCGGTGCCCTTCCGCACGCTCAACCCGACGCGCTTGAACCGGCGCTTGCCCGCGCGCCGATGCTTCTGCGGATACACCTCGTACCAGCGGTAGATCAGCGCCCGCTTCTCCGCATCCAGCCGATACGGCTTCCCACGAAGGTCCCCAGGCCCGTGCACCGACCGCTCCTCGAGCAGATCGCACACCTGAGGACCCAGCGTCGGCCACGCCTCCTCATCGGCGCCCGGAACGATCAGCAGCCCCACGACCTACACCGCGTGCAGAATCGAGCGCGGATCCACGGCAGGCTCGGACGCCTTCTCCGTGACCGTCCGCCGCTTCTTCGTCCGCGACGCGGCCTCGTCACCGCGGTCGATCTCCCACTGCAGCCGCCGGCGGTCGATCGGCGACAAGCCGAACGACTGGCGCTGCAGCCGGATCTCCCCAGCCAGGTCCTTGCTCGGGTTCACCCAGAACTCGTCGATGAGCACAGCCAGCACGAACAGACCGTGCCGGTCGGAGGCGTCGAACTCGGGCGCCATCGGCGACGCCCACACATCCGCCCACCAGGCGAGCGTCATCGGCTGCCAGTCGCGCGCGGGCAGCTCGGGGGCCTTCATCTGGGGATCGGCCTGCAGCTTTGCGCTCGTCGAGGCCTTGTTACGGCGCTGGCGCATGTGCGCCGGCTTCGGTGTCGGGGGCATGACTACCTCATCCCGTTGCGGGGTGACAGCCCCTTGCGAGCAGTCACAGAGGGTGATGGATCTGGTGGTCGAAAGTCAGGGGATGCGTACGCGCAGAAATCCGCCTCCCCGGCGGTCCCGGAAAATCGGACATCCGGGGGCATCCCCCCAGGCCTCTGACCTGCGGAAACGCGCAGCGCTCTGACCTGCGGAGATGCAGGCATTGTGGTCACGTTGTGTGACCGCGCTGGGTGTCATCGGGCGTTCCAGCCTCCGGGCTGATGCTTGCTGGTCTCGACCTTGTGGTGGTGTCCACATAGGCCGCGTCCGTGACGTGGGTCGTTGGGGTCGAGGCCTCCGCGTTCCAGCTCTCTGCGGTCGAGCGGGTGGTGGTCGGCCTCGGTGCTGGGCTGGGTGCACTGGGGGATGACGCAGATGGGGTCACGTTCGAGGACCTTGTCTCGGAAGCGTCTGCGGTGACGGGAGCCATAGCCGCGTTGTGCTGCGGTGCCTCGTGCCCGGTCTGCGGTGCGGTTGCAAGTGTCGCACCTACCGCCGCTGGTGATGGCCGTGCAACGGTCTCCGCATCCTGCGCATCCCGTGCAGGCGCAGACCGACGAACGAACTGGCATGGATGCCGCCTCTCGGTATCCGTACCCGTCGGGACTCTCAATCGTTTGGGGAAGTAGAGGCGCCATCGTGTCGAGCGACTGGCGCAGCCCCTTGAATGAAAGGAGCCAGGGTGGACCCGCCCGCGAAAGAGGCTGACAACGAGTGGTGGCGGACCGTCCGATCTGCCTTGACGAGCTGGTCACGGACGATCCGCCTGTGCTTGATCCTGATTGCTGCCGGGGCCGCAGCGAACGCTGCGATCTGGCTGATCAAGCACTAGTTTCACCGTAGGGCCATCGACGTTGACCGCGTGGGTGGCCCTACCTTCTTAACGACTTCACGGTGCCAAAGGTTATGTCGGCGCCGAAGGCGGATCCTGTCGCGCGTGTGGGGATGTACGTAGGTCCCGCTTGGGGAGGATGGGGCTCACGGGCTTGTGGGGCAGGACGGTGACGCCGATTCTGAACGTCAGGAAGATCGCTGCGAGGCAGCTCTACGAGAGGATCTCACGCCCCGTCGAGGTCATCCGCCCTCTCTGCAAGGAGCTCGCTGATGTTGTCGGCCAATTCCTCCCCGACCAGAGCTGAGTTGATCATGCCGCGAAGAGCCGTGAGATCTCCCGTGCCGAGTCGGCGCTGCGCTTCAGCGGTGGCTTCCTCATTCAGCTCCAGGCCGGCATAGAGCTTAAGGAGCGATGCGTATGCGCCGGGGATGGCCGGCAGATGTATCTCCAGCTGACGCATCGCCTTGTTCTCGTAGTCCGCGCGGCTGCCTGAACTTGCCCAGATCTTCTCTGCGTAGAGATCGCCGACTCGTTGAAGCTGGTCGATCACGAAGTCACGGCGGTCTCGCTCGCGCTGGGCATCAAGCTGCGCTTGAAGGCGCCGGTCCGCCGCGTCGCGCTCGTCCTGGAGCTGCTGAGTGGCTTCACTGCGAGCCTTTGATGCCTGGATGAGTGCGATGATCAAACCGATGGCTGCTGCTAGAGCAGCAAGCATCGACCCGACGCCGTCGATGTATTCGATCGAGTGCGGCTGGTCGGGCGGATCCTGATGCACCGTCATGGTGACTTGCGGGGTGGCGACGGGAACCGGGACGGTAACCGTGACGGTAGGAGTCGGTGAGGGCTCGGGACGCGGTGTCACAGCGACATCTTGGCGGAACGACCACTTGGAAGGGCCCAAGAAACGCGGAAAGCCCGGCGAACCGGGCCTTAGGCACAACTGATCCATATGCATTTGGATCTCGCAGACAAATCTAGCAGGTCTTACACCTTTCGTCTGCGTGAGCGATCGCGTGACTTCTCCGCCTCGAACACGTCCTCCAGGCGGAACAGTTTCAGGTGGCCTTGCTTCGCTGCGTGCTTGAGATAGCCGCGGTTCACCCAGACGTAGATCGTCTGTCGTGCTACGCCGACCTCGGCGGCGGCCTCTTCGGCGGTGAACAAGGTGTCGAGGTCGACCGGCTGGGTGTGGCTCAAGATCCCTCCCCCTCAGGGATAAGGCCGATGTTGTCGAGGGCGCCCAGCGCAAACCTGGCGGCGGCGTCAGGGTAAGGGTCGACACCGACGAAGGAGAGGCCACGGGACACGTAGGCAGCCACCTTCACAAGCCTGAGGTAGGCGTCGCGCGGGATCGTCACCGTGTCCGATGCGCGCTCGGCCCGTTTGGTGGTCTCGCGTCGGATGTGGAGGCGGTGCCGCTTTGCAGCCGCTTCGGCGTGGCCCTTAGATCTGTACTGGCCCACCTCGTGATGGAGGTGAGAGCACACCGAGTTGCAGCAGCCCACTTCCCACAGGCCTGTTGTCTCGACCTGGACGACGTAGACGCTGAGGTCGTCATCGGTCGGGAGTAGTTGTGTCATCCGGCTTCTCCGATCTTGCCTTTATAGATTTCCGACCTCAGATGAGGGGGCCTCGACGCCTACTCCTTCGGTGAGGAGAGGCAGGAGCCAGGGCCAGTGCTCGAAGGGCCACGAGTGGCGGCGGGGCTCCTCCCGCCAGCAGGGGCAGTCCTGGTCGTCGCAGCGGCAGTCCTGGCTGACGCAGACGACGTCGCCGCGTTCGAGGAGCGCTCGCAGGCTGAGGGACTCGCAGACGACGCAGCGCAGCGACAGGCGGACGATCGGCTCGGTTTCGCCGAGTGCGATGCGTGCGGTCTGGCGGAGGCGGCGTGCTTCGTCGTGGACGTGCTCGGCGAGGTCTTCGTGCCAGACGAGCCGGTCCAGCAGGCCGATGATCCTGGTGATGCGCTCCCTCGTCGGGGTATGGGCGGATGGTGTCATGGCGAGCGCCTCGCAGACCGCCTCCTCCATCTCGACGATGCCGACCTGGACGACGTCGCGGGCGTCGAGAACGGTCAGGTTGAGCGGCGCCCTCCCATCGCCCAGAGCCTTCAGCCCGTTCCTCAGGTTGATCTCTTTCGCTTCCCGCTCCGACACCGCGAGCGCGTTCATCCGCGCCTGATGCTCTGCGGACATGTCGCGCTGATGCCAGCGGCGTCGCGTGTTCGACGGGACAAGAGCCGCGTCCAGCTGCGGCAGGTACGTCCTGATCGCGGCCAGGTTCGCGTAGACGATCTCGGTCCTCAACATGTCCCCCAAGAGGTGCGATGGTGCTGGGTGGAGCGCCGGGCTCCTCCGTCCTCGGTGGAGACAAGGACGGAGGAGACCCGGGTGAAGCTGATGGAACGGTGCTGGTTGTCCGGCTTCCCGGCGCCGGGAAGCCGGGGCGACCTGCACGTACATTTCGTACGTCCAGCCCTCCCAGGGCACTGAAGTCCCGGTGGGACTTCAGTGCGAGCGCTGGTTGGGCGTGTTGCTAGGTGGCGTTCACGATGGCGAGGGGCGGCGGGTTGTCCTCGTCGCTCTCCAAGGCGCCATTGGTGGCGGCTTCCTGAAGGTCGAGGCCGGCGTCGACGAACTCCCAACCGATCTCGTGATCAACCCGGTTGGCCGTGGTCTTGAAGAACTGGGCAACAACAACCCGGAGGACGACCTTGAGGATGGCGGGGTGCAGGCCGGGGTGGTAGTAGGCAAGCTCGCGCTCGATCAGCTTCTTGACCTCGTTCTCATCCTTGCGGGCACGCAGGAGCGTGATGCAGACGCGGATGATGTCCTCGTCGGAGGGCGCCCTGAGGTCGTTCACCGCATCCTCATCGCGGTGTCGCAGGCGGCGGCGAAGCCGAGCAGGAACCCGGAGTCGAAGGAGACGTTGAAGGCCTTCTTGGGCCAGGGCGCGTAGTTGGTGCCCTGACGCCGGTTGATGTCGGCCATCTCCTTGACGCCGTTGAAGACGTGGATCTCGCTCGGGGTGTCCTCGAGGAAGCTGATGAGGCCGGGGAAGGTCTTGGCGTCGTAGGTGACGGTGTCGCAGCCGGTGTAGCCACCGTCGTGGAGGTCGCGCCAGATGCGGGCGACGTTGATGACCTCCAGGCGGGCGGGACTGGTGGCGAGCCACGCGATGGCGGCCCTCCAGCCGTCGCTGTGCTCGAGCAGGCTGGAGCGGGCGAAGCCGTCGAGCGTGTAGACCGGGTCGGCGGTGGTGGTCACGGGGTGAGCTCCTTCTGGGTGATCTTCTTGAATTCGTACGGGTTGACGTCGCAGTAGTCGCACGCCTCCCATCCCTCCTCGTCGGCTCTTTTGAGCCGTTCGCAGGCTCTGCAGGGCCCGGCTGTTTCGGTGGCCCGCTCCAGGAGGGTCAGCCGGCGGGGCTTGGGCGACACGGTGGTCAAGAGGGCCTCCTAGAAGGGGATGGCGAGCTGGACGGGTGCCGGTGGCTTGGCGACCTCCGCAGGGGTGAATCCGCGGCCTCGGCATGGATGCGAGGCGACGACGGGGTGTCGTCGGGCGCCGTTGATGCGGAAGGTGCTCCGCCATTCGGCGTAGAGCCTGGCGGGGATGCCTTCGGTGATGAGGTCGTAGGTGTGGCGGCCGGAGAGCAGCGCGAGCATCTCGGCGTGGCGGTCGAGGGGTTGAGGATCGACGAGGGTGAAGATGCCGGCGTTGTGTCCGGCGAGGATGGTTGCGCGGCAGCGGGGGCACGTGCCGAGCTTGAGCGCTCGGTCGATGAGGTGTTCAGTCATGGCGTACTGCCCGGGGTGGCAGGTTTGGGTGGCAGGTTGAACGCCCCAGCTTGGGTCTCTGAGCTGCACAAACACTGCTTTTCTGGCCGTTCGGGTGGCAGGTTTCGCCGTTTTCACCCATGACGGCGATGGCCTGCGCGTGCGCGCGTGCGCGCGTTAAGGCTGCACAAGCTTGAAAAACCTGCCACCCATAGCGGCGTGTCGCGGTGTTTTCGCAGCTCAATGGGGTGGCAGGTTCGGTTTCAACCTGCCACCCAACCTGCCACCCATTGTGGAGTTTTCCCAGCTCAGGCAGGCAGGCGCCGGAAATCAAACCTGCCACCCAACCTGCCACCCTTGAGGTCTTGATCATCTGAACCACGACTCTCTGGAGTCGTCGTCCTCATCGGACAGCAGCGCGATGTTGATGTAGATCCGGACGCCCTTACCGCCCTTGGCGGCCTCCACTCCGAACTTCTTGAGCTTGAGCGTGAAGGAGGTCTTGGTGACCGGGTCGCACCGCTCGGCGGCGCACCACTTCTCGTACGCCGCGTACAGAGCGGCCACCTTGACCGTGACCTGGTTCCCGCCTCCGATGTGGCAGCGTTCATCGACGAACCGGTCTACGGTTTCCTGTTCTTTCTGGTACTCGGCTGTGGCCTCCGTGACGCTCTTCGGCTCGGCCAGGCCGTGGGCGGCGTATGCCGCTGCCCCACGTGCGATCCAGGCCATCACCACGGCGCCGTGTTCGCGCGCCAGGATGCCTTGCAGGTCGTCGACCGCTTGCCCTTCGGGAACCTCGTGCTCGAACCCGATGAGGCGGAGCCGCCGCCAGAATGACCGGCCGCCGCTGCGGACGGACGGCTTGTTGTTGCCCATCAGCCACAGCGTGTGGGAGGGGGTGAAGGTGAAGTCGTTCTCGCGCATGAAGTGCCCGGTGAGACTGTCACCTCCGGTCAACTCCTTCACCTTGGACTCGTCGAACTTGTCGCCCTCGTTGGTTTCGGAGCACAGGACGAACCGTGCGCCGGCCAGCTTCGCGATCTCCTGGGGGTGCGGGTCGCTGGTCTTCACGGTGAGGAAGCCGCGGGGCGCCTTTCCGGAGTAGTCGCCCAGCACGTGAGCGCACGCCTCGAGGAAGACGCCCTTGCCGTTCCCGCCGCTGCCGAAGCAGAAGGGCAGGATGTGCGGCCCCACCTCTCCGACGGCGCTGTAGCCGACCAGGCGCTGCATGTACTCGACGAGCTCCTGGTCGCCGCCGAAGGTGTCGGCGAGGAAGGCGCCCCAGCGGCCGAGGTCGGCGTCGAAGTCGGGCGTGGCCGTGGTCATGCGGGTGTGCAGCTTGGCGGGGTCAGAAGGGAGGAGCTGGCCGGTGCGCAGGTCGATGATGCCGCCGGGGGTGTTGAGCTCCCACGGGTTCGCGTCGAGCGCGGAGTAGGGGACCATGACCCGCGGATCGGATCTGGCGAGCGTGAGGGAGGCGTTGATCCCCCGTGCGGACAGGGACGCGGCCTTGTACTTCCGGTCGACGTTCTCGTGCTCGGGCAGGGCTCGGGCGATCTTCTTGGCGTACTCGGCAACGATGCCTCCGCCCGACTCACACCACTGCCACCGGCGACCGTCCCAGGCGAGCCATCTGCTGCGGTCGGGGCAGTAGCGGATCGTGTTGCCGAAGCGTTCGATCAGCGCCAGGGCGTTGCGGTCTTCGCTGTACCGATAGGTCGTCTCGGCTACTCCGTCGGGCGCCGGCTCCGCCTTGGGGCGGATCGGGTGCACGGTGGCCAGGTTGCCGTCCTCGCCGAGGAGAAAGGCGAAGTCGTCGTCCCGGTCGTCTTCTTCGTCGTCTTCGTCGCTGCCGCGCTTGGGAGGGTTGGACAGCAGGCCGCTGAAGTCGTCGCGGGGCCGTTCGCTGCCGTAGCCGCGAAGGCGGAGCGCCCGGGCGGCGTTGGCGTAGTTCCCGCCGTGCTCGAGCAGCGTGTAGGCGGCGAACTTGGAGTAGGGCTTCTCGGTGTCGAAGATGGTGGAGCTGGAGAAGACGTAGAGGTTGTCGCCGTCGTTGCGGCCGGTGGTGGCGGATAGGCCGATGCCCTTGCCCGGGCGGGTCCAGCCTCGTGCCCGGCCGAAGGTGCGCGCGTGCTTCCAGCCGTGTGGCTGGAGGATGTCCGCCCAGTCGGCGTGGGCGTTGAAGTCGTCCCCGGGGCGCACTCCTGCGTCGGTGTCGTGCGTGGGGCTCTGCCCCACACGCTGTGGGGACGGGGGCTCGGCGGCGGGCATGGTGTCGAGCAGCGTGGCGATCGCGTGGAGGGCGTCCCGCTCGTCTTCGGTGACGGTGGCGATCGAGGCGAACCCGCCGCGGACCATCGTCCAGGCTCTGCCCGTGGGGTGTGACCGGCCGCCGGAGGGCGCGACGACGACGAATCCGCCTTCGCCGCGCGTCTCGATGAGCACCTGGGGGACCTGCTCGCCGCGCGTGACCTTGTCGAGGGTGGTCTGGCGTCGGGCGCGGACTTCTTCGTCGGTCTCGGCGTCGACGTCGGCCTGCTGCTGCGCCTTCCACACGGTCAGCTCTTCGGTGGTGGACGGGCGTCGGGCGAGCTTGGTGTTGCCTCGAGGCTCGCCGTCGACGCGCATCAGGATGTGGAGGCCGCCAGACGGGGTCATCTCGCAGTAGCCGCTGGTGACGCGCTCCCACAGGTCGCTGAGGTTGTGGTCGTGGAGCAGGTCGAAGTAGGCGTTGAACACGCCCTCGGTGACGGCCCGGCCTTCGAGCTCGAGCATCTCGACGTTGCCGGAGACGGCACCGCAGATCACGCCGAACCCGTCGTAGCGGTCGTCGGAGAACCAGGCGTTGACCACGTCGAGGGAGGGGCGTTCGGCCTGGAAGGTCTTCCAGTTGAAGACGGGCGCCTTGCTCCCGTCGTTCTTGACCGGGATCACACACAGCCCGGCTTGGTGCGCGCCGACGACGGCGTTGTGCAGGTTGGTCACCGGGCCCGCCCGGCGCGGTCGCGTGCCGCGTTCAGGATCTGCATCGCTTCGGTGGACCCTCCGATGTCCGGGTGCAGAACGCGGGTGAGGGCCTTGAACGCCTTCTCCGCGAGGTCTGGGGTGAGGCTGGCCAGCATGAGGTCCGCCCACGTCTGGTTGGTGGAGCGCCCTGTGCGCGGCTGCTCGCGGCGTTCCTGCTTCGCCTTCTGCTTGTGGGTGACGATCACCTGGTAGCCGGACGCGGAGAGGACCGCCTGAAGGTCAACGACGTCATCGGCTGGGATGACCCATGCCTTGTCGGCGGGCGACCATTTGCGGTCGGGCATCGACTTGATGAGGTCCTTCGCCTCGAAGGGCGAGCGGACGAGAGCTTCGGAGCCGTCTACGACGATGCGCACCAAGGGCATGTCGCACCCCCTTTCTTCGCGCCCGTCCACGGCTCGCACGTGGGCCCCGGCTTGAACCGGTCGGGCAGGAGTCCTACTTGGCGTTCTGCATGATCGCGGCGATCTGCTCGGGGGTGAGTCCGGCGGCGGCCAGCCCATCCGCGTTCAGCGGCGCGTTCGCGGAACCGGGAGCGGCGTCGCCCGGGTCGGGAGCGTTGAGAACGTCGTTGGCGGAGGTGGCCTGCGGTGGCGCGTAGGTGACGGCGTAGAGCTTGGGAGCCTTGCCCTTGCCAACGGCCTCGCCGTCGCTGGTGTAGGTGACGGTGACCCGTCCACCGATCTCCAGGCCGTTGGCGCCGGACTTGCGAACGGCGTCCTGCATGGCCTTCTTCATGGCGCCCTTCACGTAGATCGCCCGCTCGCCGTTGTCGGTGGGGATCTCGGGGTCGCGCTCGTCGGTGGCGAGGACGACCTGCAGCTGCTGCATGGGGGAGCCGTCCTTCCAGAACTTGGGCTCGCCGGTGGTGTAGTCGCGCTGCTGCTGGACTTCGGGCTGCCGGCAGATGGTGCCGGTGACGCTGGCCCCGTACGCGGGGAACTTGGCGGAGGTGGTGCCGCCGGACATGAGGAAGTCGTTGGCGCTGGACATGCTGTCTGCTCCTTGCGTTACGCGATGAGGGAGTTGATGTTGGCCGTCCACCGGTTGGTGACGGCCGGGTCGCCCGGGCAGCCCTGGGCGAGGTCAGTGGAGCCGGCGCGGAAGTACGGGCACCGCCCGCAGTACGCATCCGCGGTGGGCAGGAGGGTCAGCCCGGTCGTCCCGACGTTCTTGACCAGGGTGGTGATGGCCTCGACGCGGGAGAGGGCGTTGAGCACGATCTGCTCGTCGTACGGCTCGTGCCACAGGTGGCCCTCGTAGTACTCGCCGTTGGAGGGCAGGTAGTAGACGGACACCCGGTTCACACGGACTCCGGCGCGGTTGAATCCGCGTGCGTAGGCGTGGGCCTGGATCCGGTAGCGGTCGCTGGGGGAGCCCGCGGACTTGACCTTGCGCAACGTGGTGGGGCCCACGATCTTCCAGTCGACGGTGGTGGCGTTGACGCGGTCGACCAGGTCGCAGGAGCCGGTGATGGGTTCGCCGAGGACTTCGCCGACGGTGACCTTCTGTTCGACGAGGAACCGGGTGGAGCCGACGTAGGTGTTGGCCCGGTGGAAGGCGCCTTCGAGGAGGGCGTGCACGCCGGTGCCGACGGCGGGCCGCCAGGCGATGGGCTGGGGGTTGAGGACCTGGGTGCCGAGCTGCTTGTAGCCGATCCACCTGCTGCACTCGTGGCCGAGCTCGCTGGGGCCGATCGTCGTCTTCTTGCTGCGCGGCGCGTTGGCGAGGTCGGTGGCGATGATGAGGTCGATGTCGTCCTGGAGCTCCTCGACGGGGTTGTTGCTGCCGTCGGGGACAGGGGCGAGGTCGGCCAGGTCGGAGGGCTGAGGGTGGCCTGTTTCCGGCCATTCGATGATGTTGGGGCCGAGGGGCTTGGTCACTGGGCCTGCCTCGCCTCGGGCCAGGTGACGCCGTCGAGGGCGCCGCGGTGGGTGGCGGGGACGACGGCGAGAGGGCGGCCGAGGTGGTCGAGCGTCATCGCGAGCATGACCAGGGCGTCGGCCTGGTTGTTGTCCTTGACGGCGACGCTGGGGTAGCGGCGGGCGGTGGCGAGCAGGACCTCGTCTTTACTGGCGTTGCCGCGCCCGGCGATGTACTTCTTCAGGCTGGCGGGCGGGATCACGGCGAAGGGGATCTCGTTGCGCCAAAGCCGGTAGGTGATGTGCCACCAGAGGCCGGCTCGCTCGTGGTGGCCTGCCTGGCGGCTGGTCGTGCCGGACCCGTATGAGGGGCCTTCGACTGCGACCAGGTTGGCCATGCACACCAGGTCGAAGATCTGGTTGCTGATGTCGCGGAGGCGCTCGTGGCCGGCGGTCTTGACCTTGATGGTGTCGGTCCAGGCCTCGTTGGCGGAGGAGTGGTAGTTGGCGATGCCGGTGCTGGTGAGGCTGAGGTCGAGCGCGGCGACGCGGATGGTCTTGTTCAAGGTCCCTCCTTTCTTGTGCACTCAGGCAGCCGTGAAGGTCTGCGGGGAGGTGCTGGCGCCGGCGTTGTGGAGGTCGGTGGGGGCGGCGAGCAGAGCCACTGCACGGGCGCGCTGCTCGGGGCAGAGCGGGGGTGCGGTAGCCAAGAGCGAGGCAACCCGCTTCTGGATCAGCACGCCCAAGTTGGCACCCATCTTGACCATGACCTTTACGCCGACACGGAGTCTGGGTTGATGATGATGGCGGCGACCGGCACGCCCAGTGCATCGGCGAGACGCCTGGTGATGATGGGTGCGGGGCGAGAGCGCTGGCCGCTCTCGAGGCGGCAAACGTACGAGTTGTCCAGCTGCGCACGACGGGCGAGCGCAACTTGCGAAAGCCCTTGCGAAACCCGGATGGCCTGCACGGCAAACCGGTTGATCTTCGGGCCTCTCTTGGGGATCACGTTCGATACTGTGCCAGGCGTTGCCAGTGGGACGCAAGTCGGAATGTACAAGACACTCTACATCTTGCACTTGACACTACGGCGCTGCTGTGTTGAATCGAGGAGGGATTGGGCAAGGGGGTGCGCAGAGATCCGCAGGTCCACAGGTCAACGATGCGCTAACCTTTGACAGTTGCCGCGCACGCGAGAGGGAGTAGATGGAAGTCAGGACGGTCCTTGCGGAGGCGGTAGCCCGCCGAAGGAAGCAGTTGTCGCTGTCACAGGCCAGCCTGGCAAGCCTCGCCGGGGTGTCTCGTGGCACCGTTCGCAACGTCGAGTCGGCTCAGGTTGACCCCAACGAGTCGACGTGGAGCAGCATGGAACCGGTTCTGGGCTGGCCTAGCGGGAGCCTTGAGGTCCTCATGAGGGGTGAGGATCCGCCGAGTGTCCTGCCGGTTGATGTGCTCGCCATGTACTGGGGCGCTGTCGGTGATCGCCTTGATGACCCCTGGGTGGGCGAAGTCAGCGTGCGATCTACCGAAAAAATGAAGTCGATCATTAAGAGTGCGTCGCCCGATGGCATCCTTAATGCAGAAGCGCGTATCGCTGTTGCGGATGCTGTTGATGGCCTTTCGGATCTGATCGACACCAGTCAAATTGAGGCGGCTCAAGAAGCCCTTTCGGACTGGTTTAGGGCTCAGCAGCCTCTACCTAGGCTGTCGATTCAGCAAATCCGTCGCCTGAGTGCTGGTGACATAATTAGTCATGAACTATTTGGCCTGGGTCGGATCGTCCGAATTGACGGCCTGGCGGACAAAACCAAGATTATCGTGGATTTCGCTTCGAAAAAAAAGTACACCACGCTATTGGCGCGATATGCGCCGATTATGGTCCTCAGGACCGCTGATGATCCCCTAGTCGATCCTACGAAGAAGGTGGCCGAGTCCTTGGTGTCGGAACAGCCCGGAAGCGAGCTTCCCAACCTAAGTCCTGAACTGCGTAATCTGCTTTCCCTGGGGCAGGTCATCGACTATGTGATCGCGGATCCGAATGCCGCGCCGAACATCTCTGTAGTTACTCTACTGGTTCGCAAGAATACCGATCAGCTCGGCCTGGGGGATCGACAGTATGTCGGGCAGGCCATGAAGGCACTAGGTGCAGAAGACGGCCATGTCCTGCGACCTTCCGATGGGGCGATTATTCGAATTAAGGTTACCCCAAAGTCTGATAGTCTTTTTCCGGAAGAGCCGCCATTTTAGTGGGGAAGAATATCGACGCGTTCGGGGTCGAATCGGCCCCGAATCGTAGTTGGATAAATAACGACGCGGCTGATTAGAAGCTTCGCGAGAGCCCTTTTCCGATCGAGCGGAAGATCGGGCCATCGGCTGGCCAGATCGGGCAGGTCGAGTCCGACCAGCGGTGTGGCGCCGGCGAGCCGTGCGAGCTGATCCCGGTTGTCCCGGATTCGCTGTCGCACCTTCCGGACCGCACCGACGACCTCAACCAAGTCTTCGTCGTCGTCATCCGCAAGCTGTGACTCCAGCACTCGGAGGCGAGTCTCGTCCTTCTCGATCGCGCGCAGAATATCGCCGGTGTCCGACTTCGACACTGCCTCGCGCTCGGCCAGCATTCGTAGAGTTTCGGGGTCGTTCAGCCTGCCCACGATCCACTGGCCGGCCATGTACTCGAGCTCTGCAAGCGCGATCACTCTGCCACCGCAGCCACCCTCTTTTTTTGCTGCGCAGGAGTACTTGGGCTTGCCGTGCGTGGCGACGATGCGCATCGCCTTGAACTTGGCTGGGGTGCAGGAGCAGTAGACGAGGCCGGTGAGGAAGTACTTGCGGACGCGGACGCCGGACAGCGGCTGCTTGGTCGAGAAAAGCGCTCGTAGTTGCCGGTGCTCGTCGACGGTGATGATGGCGGGCCAGGCTGCTTCCCCGACGACTTCTCGGTGGAACTCCTTCAGGCCGGCGATCCGGCCGCTCCTGAGCACCCAGCGCATGGCCTGGATGGTCCAGGCGTTCCCCATCGAGGTCTGGATGCCGCGCTCATTCAAGTCGCCGACGATGGAACGCAGCGAGTCGCCTGCGAGGGCTCGGTCTTTGCACTGCCGTACGATCTCGGCTTCCTCGGGGTTGATCTCGTCGCGCAGGATTTTGCGGCGCGGCCCTTCGCCCGCGTAGATGCGGGTGTAGCCGAAGGGGCGCGGACCACCGTTGTGCACCTGGCCATCCTCCACGAGCTGCTGGATTTTCCGCCGGATCCGTTCTCCCTTGTGGGCGGAGTTCTGCTCGGCCCACGCGCCAAAGGTAATGGCCATAGCGCGTCCCGTGGGGGAGGTGAGGTCGAGTTGCCCGGCCTGCACCGTCTGGATCCCGAACGGGGTCTCGGGGCGGCGTCGGTCGCGAACCGAGACGATGTCGAGGAAGTCGAGGAGCTCGCGGACGTTGCGGTGCAGCCGGTCAGTGTGCCAGGTGATGAGCGCGTCGACGCGGCCTGACTCGATGTCGCGCAGCATCTGCTCATACCGGGGGCGCTCTTTGCCGCTGAAGGCGGAGATGTCGTTGTCGGCGTAGATCTCCCCGACGTCCCAGCCAAGGCGTTGAGCGAGGCGTCGGCAGTCTTCTTCTTGGCGCTGGATCCCGAGACCACTGCCTTCGCGGTCGTCGGAGATGCGGACGTAGATGCCGGAGCGGAGGCCCAT